CCACGTAATGGTTGAACCACCACTAACTACTGCTGGTATACTACCTTGATTGTACCTGATAGAGGCATATGGTGAAGCTGTGACGTTACCTGTATTAGTAGACAATTTAGAACTGCCCATTGCAAAGTTGGTATCCTTTGTAATATAGAACTTAATACGGTAACTCACCCAAAGTTCACCGATGCTGACAGAAGCTGCTTGTCCACCTTGTGTTGCGATAACGAAGTTTCCGAAATTGTAGAACTTGGCATCAGCGCCGGAAGGCACCGGACCAACATACAGTTTCTTCAACGGGACTGGCAGCTTTGCCACATCACACTCTACTCCACATATGAAATTCCGGGAGAATTTACAATCAACGGTGTCATCATATTGTAATAACTGCTGTTTAGATACAAAATTTGGGTCGAGAGTATCATACTGGAATGTTCCCATTACAGTACCAATAGAAGTATTGGTGCTCGAGACTGACTCTCCAGAGGTTGACACAAACCTGAACAACATCCCTTCTATCTCATAAGATTCGAAGCTAGGCGCGATGTTGCTCAACCACGGAAATGTGAGCGCATTTTGTGGATTGATGGTGTAAGTTGTACTATTAAATGCCCCAGGTGTTGAGGATGTAACTACATCAGCTATGTATTCCGAATGTTCAAACACAAAGGTTCCTTTGTCGGAACCCATTTTGATGGCCTTTGCCTCACTGCCCTTGATTAATGCGTTCTTAGACACATCAGTGCAAGAGTCATTTATAGCATAGTCCCCGGATCCGAAGAACCGAGTGAACATGGACTCACCCAACTTCTGCAACTTATCACCGATTTGAGCCCCAATGCTTGGCATTGGTCGGTCAACGTAGACCGGTTTGATGATTGTTTGTTTCTTTGACTTTTTCTGATTGGCTTGTTTAGATTTCTTAGATTTGGTCATTGTATTGGATACCAGATGACCAACTGGGACTGTTCATCCACATCGCCCATGGTATGGGTAACTCCGTGCAGTCTCTTGGCATTCTGTTTAGCACTAAAATAAAGTTTTGGGTATATTAACGATGTGGACCCAATGCTGGTTCACAGCTTTGGTGAAGGTCACCACCCTAGCGATCCCGCCACGGCACACAATGGTATATGGGGGGTATCAAAGGTATAATGTGCTTAATAATGGAAGATAGTTTGAGCACCATGAGTGAGATTCGAGGCTCCTTGCCATGGAATGACAAGGTTCCTATAGTAGATTTCCATCTCTACCTGAACCTCAGGAAGGATACCAAAAGCTTCATAAAAGCTAACACGAGCTGCATCGGTTATTGGCCGGTACTTTTCATGCATACCTCTACGTTGCCAGTAAAATCCATCTCTCTCAGTAAGGATGTCTTTAAACTGCTTGTTGTTTGGATTGTTTAACTCACTATTTCTAATCATGGACTGATAATATTCCTGTACGACTGGAATACCACCTGCGAGAGACAGACCGCCTTCTCCCACACTGTGTAAATAATTAGCCAGTTCCATCTGGGATTGAAATGGTTTAATACTAATTGCATCTTTGGTTAAGGCTGCATTAACATCACGTACCATTCGCCATTTCTCTCCATCAAACACTGGACTAGTCTGACAAAACTTGATTTTCTCGATCTCGTATACGGGATCCTCTATCTCCATAATGAATCCAAGGTTGTTAAAATATGAGTACATGGTGTCACCCACAAGTTTTGCATGTTTGTCCTCCACGATTATAAAAACGTCATCCCCGTTATCTGAGATGGCGAATTTCCGTAGACCCAAGTGGTCATACAGGAAACCATACATCATGATTGACATTAACAAACAATTACCTAAACCAGTGTTCATATCTCCTGAACACCTTGAAGGGCCGAGTAAATAATCTACTTTGCCATCCCTGCAATACCCTTTGCCTCTGTTTACCAACTGCATATCTAACAATGACTGCAGCCTACGTTTGTGTTTTGGATTATTAAAACATTGAACGTATACAGAATGTTCCAAATGTGATATTAGAGCTGTCACACTTTGGTCAAAACGCTTAGCGTCGGCCTGGTATATCACTGGTTTATCAAACCTATTGAATTTCATCAAAATCTGCTTCGCCTGATCTACACAATTCATCCCTTTCAAAATAGTCTTTTCACCAACAAGACCTCCTCCATTCAGCCTACACATTTCATCAACTGCGTGGTAGATGTTCTTTTCGACCTTTCTAGTGTATCTACCAAGCTCCACATGATATCGAGGGTCACGGGTTTGAATGACTCTCGGTATCTCCTTTGCCACTGACAACTTTTCAATTTTAATGAATGCTCTTAGTTCGGCATCTTTTGCTGTCAATGGTGACCTATTGATTGATTTTACCGCTTCTGTGTAAACAGTTAGCTTCCGGCCCCCGTACCCACTGAGGAAATCCTCTTGGCTCATCGGAACGGTGCGAGGTAAGTGTTTGTACAAATCACGGGCGACCACTAGTTCTAGTCGCGCAACGGAAAGTTCATCCGCTTCATGGGGTCTAACCCATTTGCCGTTGACTTTCCGGTAAAACAATCGCTCATTAATAGCTCTACAAAGGTTGTGGATGTTGCTGTTGAACACAATAAAACTCATTGAGCCGCAGTATGTGTCCAATTGGCTGTACTGCTTAACCCCAGACGTACCCTCGCGATGCTTCTGCACTATTTGGTGATGGAAGGGTAACAGTGGAGGACCACTGTCTACACCAGTGCATCGACGCGGGCCCCATCAGTCACGGCGCACTGGCCGTGTCTGATACAATCCAAGAGCAAATTTAATCCGCTCCCAGGTTGTTGGGCTCGACATCTCAAATCTTAATCGCATCGCTACCGTACTATTCCTGATGGTTGATTGGGCAATCTCATGTCTATTTGGAACAAAGAAAAGTTCCAAAGCATATCCAGCTATCACATGGAAATCAGCCCCCCTGAGGTCCTGATATTCCTCTCTCCTGCGTTTGTACCATTGTGTCATGTAATTTCTCACAATTTGTCGATTAGCAATAGTATCTTCTAACCATCCAAACTGTGCTTTACATTTCACATACATTTTAGTTGTTAACGCACGGGTAGCGTGATCGGTTGCTCCTGGTCTACCATCTGGTGCAGTATAGTTTCTACGTCTGGGTTGACGTCGTTGTATACGTCCTCCTTCACCCTCAACCACCTCACTCAATTGTTTCTTGGTGAGTTGTGGCACAATTGGTGCAAAGGTATCATATTGGTCGTCCAACACCTCTTCAAGGTCACGGGTGTCAGATTCCAAGAGTGTATCTCTTTCTTGGATTATGATATTAGCATCTCGTGTACGACGATATCTAAGCCGCCTTTTGATTGCTATGGCAATCGGGGCGAGCGTGCCAGCCCCTCCTAATAATCCGGTAATTATAACAACAGGTAAAC